GTGTGGCAGTAGCAATGGGGACTGTGTGATACAGGGAGCAGTAACCTACTACAATAATAGTGTATTCAATGAGTACGTATGTACGCTCCAAGCATGATGTAAGATGTATCTAGGTCTGCATCGTGTTGCAAGTGGGTTGCTAACTAAAAGAGTTTTAAAGCCATATATATAGAAAGGATGGGGGGTGGGGTCTTTTTCCGAATAGATGTTGAATTACTAATATATCCCATATAAAAAATCGAGGTTATTTTCCCATACAAAAAATCTAGGTTATTTTTATCTCAGTATAGTTTTAGTGCTGTGTGTGAGTATATATATTTCGTTTATAAAGGTCAAGAGATAACGGCCCCCCCAATGGGCCTATTAAGGGGGTAGGTGAGCTACCATAAGACATGCTTTGTCCAACCCCTAGAAAGGGATGGTGGCTAGAGGTTCATCTTTGTGTTTTGTTAGTTGGTCTTCAAAGAAGATTCGTCCTTCATCCCATTCTTCTTTTACTTTGTCACTGTCTTCCCAAATCATCTGAGCCATCTTAACCATTTGGTCATCAGATCTAAGGTAGTCATCTTTTGCATTTATCCTTCGGTCAATGAAAGCCCCCCGTGTTGATACTGGTACGGTATACTCATTCTTACCTGTCTCTTCAATGAGCATAAGTTCTTTCATTTTCTTAATGTGTTGTTTGATAGAGTTTTTGCTGCATCCTACTTTATTTGCCAATGCTCCATGTGAGGTCTGAGGATATTCATGTAACGCCACCCATATATGAAATAGCTTAGGGTGGCTATGGAATCTTTCATCAGAGATCATTTCACAGCAGATATTAGTAGTTTTTCTTGGTAGACATACGAATTTAATTCTAGTTGCCATTATGTCACCTTTATTTTGAATGGTTTATTTTTTTCTTTTAAAACTCTATTGCTGCTTTACTGAACATTATATATCTCCCATTAGTTTATATACAAAATAACATGCACCGCTAGCTATAAAAGCCCACTTACACGCTAGGCTTATTGGCTTCCAGTTAAAAGCTTCTTGTTTTTGAACCTTAACATCTTCATCAAACCAAGATTTCTCTTTATCTACTGCCTTTACAGAACCTTGCTTGTGATATGGTGGCGATGGCAGCGGCTTTATTCCTGGTGGCGATGGGGGCCTTGGTAGAACGTATCCTGTTCCATACATTATTTACTCTCCGATGCTCGTTTAGCAATACTACCAATAGCTGATAGTGCTACCAGGTTGCCTACCTTAGGATTATTATATATTTCAATGATAGCTTCTAATGCTTTTCTTAGTTCTTTCTCTTTATCACTCATTTTTTTACTCTCCTTTTCTTCATTTAGCATATCAATGTAGTTGTTGCAGGTAGCTCTTTTAGTGTCCCTAGTGAACGGATGTTCTTTAGGCCTCCAATTGGGTGAAGGTTCCCCACACACCCCTTTATCGTCTCTTAAAACGTGAGTCACAATCTATTCTTCCCCTTTGAAGGCTATAGAAATAACATTCCTCTCATTGTTAAGTGTAGTTACCTGATTTTTAATGAATGCAGAAAAGAAATCAAGAAAGCGAGTATCCCTAAAGTACTCATCCTCACTTCTGTCTTTTTTAGTGTTAATACATTCATAGGCGTGTGCAAATAATGCAGTTAATCGTTCTTCTCTAGTCATGTCTTCTCCTTTTCCGCTGCAACTCTATTCTCATATCGTAGAAGTTCTAGTTTGGTGATAATCCAAGTATGTCCAACCATGCGAGCAATTAATTCACCATTAGTTATCTTATATATGATAGTAGTAGTAGTCACACCAAGGTAATCAGCACATTCTTTAGTTGACAGTAGGTGTAATGCTAGTTCGAGTTCTCTCATACGACCATCTATTAGAGCTACATTCCTATTAGCTGCTTTGACTAATCTTAGTAGGTGTTCTAATCCACTGTGCATAAAGTCATCTAACTCGTTAATTCCTAGTGACTTGCGTAATCTGTTCTTTAACCATTGCTTCATTTTCTTTTTCCTTTATTTGTTTGTTGCGTTCATTAATTGTTTTCTTGATACAAGCTAACTTGCTCTGTGATAGGTTCCGGCTTACTATTATCACTCCCTGCTCTTCCTTTGCCATTGGTTTCCTTCTTTGCTAAATACTCGTTTAACTCTTGCCTGGTGAATGTCTGTCCATCTTGGTAGAGCCAATAACTAGCTTCTTTTGTCATCCTTTAACCTCTCAATAGCTATTTTTATTAGCCATTCTCCTAGGCTTTTACATCCACAAGTATCAGCTGCTCTCTGAAATGACAGCTTATCCTTTGTTGATAGCCTGAAGTCATACTTTGCGTCCTTCATATTACTCCTTTGTTTATTACTTTTCTTTAAGAGCCTTATTTATCTCAATTAGCACTGTTAGTATTAATCCTAGCCATGTGATTGCTATAAAAACTATCACGTTGCTCCTTTGTCTGACATTATAGTTAAAAAAAACTCAGCAGGGAGACAACCTGCTGAGTAAAGACAAAACCACCATTGCAGTGGTCAACCGTTTCTATAGTAACCCAATACTTAATTATTTGCAATACACATTTGTAAATAATATTAGTTATCGTTACATTAGCATTTCTAATACTTACTATGAGAAAAACTAATACAGGTTAATATGAATAAAGATGAAACCGGAATAACGTATTTTCCTCATAGGGATTCATGGAAAGACCCGAGTAACAGAAAGAAATGGGCCAAGGAGGTCTTTGTTCCTCTTATTAACGCCACAAAGAAGCAATTTGGTATTAATGTTCCTTATAAATTCACACCTAGACCTTATCAAGTTGACATTGTTCATGCAATGCTAACTAAACCATTTGTAGCTTACTGCTTGCATCGAAGGGCCGGTAAAGATTACATGTCTATTTCAATGCTAGTATTAAAAGCTATGGAGCGTATAGGTAATTATGCTTATTTACTCCCCACAGCAAAGCAGGGAAAAGAAATAATATGGCACGGTATTGATAATGATGGTATGAAGTTTCTTGATCATATCCCCCAAGAACTTATAGCGGTTAACTCTAAAAATAATCTACCAATGGTTAATAACGTTGATATGCGTATCACTCTTATTAACGGCTCTACAATACAGATAGTTGGGAGCGATAACTACGACCGCACTATCGTTGGAACGAATCTAGCAGGAATTGTATTTTCGGAGTTTTCTCTATCAGACCCAAGAGCGTGGGAGTACTCAATGCCTATTGTCATTGCCAATGGTGGGTGGGCTTGGTTCAATGGTACTCCACGTGGTAAAAATCACTTTTATAAACTACTGCAAAAAGCACTTGACCCCGAAATACCATCCGTGAGATGGTTTGCGTGCATAAGGGGTAATAATGAAACTAAGGTTTTATCAGATGATGACGTTAATGAGATGCGAGTCTCAATGTCAGAGCAGAGAATAGATCAAGAGGTTAATTGTGCTTTTGAAGGGTGTATTGAAGGTAAAATATACATGGAGCAAATTAAAGATGCTATGGCACAGGGTAGATTCGGTGACTTTGGCTTTGATAGAACTTGTCCCGTCTATATTTCATTTGACCTTGGTGCAGGAGATAGAACTGCAATGGTATTCTTTCAACAACGTGGTGACAGACCTTGGGTTATAGACTTTTATTCAGCCAAAGGAATGGGTGTTAAACATTATAAGATGGTTGCTGATGATTATGCTGCAAAGCATGGCTATAAGTATGAGACTATCTTTATTCCCCATGATGCTCGTAAAAGAAGTATTGATAACTATGATGATGAGGGATTTGCTCTTAGAACTGAAGATACATTCAGACGAGAGTTTATAGGCTGTAATATAATGCTTGTCCCACGCTGTAATGATATCAATGAGGACATTGAGGCTGTACGTGGTAAATTTCATCGTTGGTATTTTTATGAAGGTTCTCAGAAGGATAAGGCACAGAAAGAAAGATTAGATTTCTTTTATAATGCAATGAATGAGTATACTTATCCCGAAACAGATGACCAAAAGACTATAGCAATTAAGCCATTGCATAACTGGTGCTCTGACCCGATGGATTCGTTCCGTTACGCTGTTAAGGCCCAGTCATTCGGATGGTGTGGAGCCAAAGCTAGAACATGGCTATCAGATTTAGATGTAGACCACTCAATTTCAAGTGAAGAGAGTGAAGACGAATACGCACAATTAATTTAGGTGAATTATGTACAATGAAAGCAAGTTAGTACTCTATAGAGCAGGAACACAACACATTGATGCTTTATTAGAAGGCATAACCAGTCTACCAATGAGGCATTCAGTATTTCTTGATGGAATACCTGGGAGGAACGCTATTGAACGTATTATTAATGACCCTGCAAACTATGTTTTTCTTACTTATTACGAGGGAGAGTTAATGGGTTACAGTCTTTGTAACTTTAGAACCTCCGCAACGGCAGACTTTCACTGGGGAGTATGCAGGAAACACAAATACATAACGAAAATGATTAAACAGTCATTCAATGTCATAAAGGAAATGCCTGTCAACTTCCTGGGATTTGTGCCGGAGGATAACGTTTTAAGTAAGAAAATCACTGAAAAAATTGGTTTTGAGTACGTTGGAGTTATTAAGAATTACTATAAGGGTGGTCTTAATGCTCTGATGTATCAATACTCAAACAAGGAGGTATAAAATGGGTGGAGTACAGAACTTTGCAAGCGACCCCTTGGGGGCTTCTGTCAATCTACTGACAATGGGTTCTTTTGGTAGTGGGGGTTATCTAACAGATGCAGGATTTAAGAAAGATAAAGATGATGATGGACAACAACAACAGTCTTCATCTACAGCCACACAAGAGAAAGCTACACCAAAAGCGGCTAAAGTAGATGGAGCAAAGTCTATTCTATCAAAGCAAAGCAATCAGCGTAAAAGATATTTATTACAACAAAGTACGGGGCAAGCTCCACAAGCTCCTTCATTAAGTCAACAATCACCAACACGTAACCTATTAGGAGGCTGAAAATGCTTACAGTGAATTTGGAATCTAAGCTAAACGAGGTGTTATAATGGGAGGAGGAGGAAGCAAGCCAAAGCGAACGGCCATGCCCAAGAAAATTGCTCCTCCGGTTGTAGCACCAATTGCAGTTGAGGACAAGCGGTCAATGGCACAATCATCAGGCGAAGAACAACGAAAACGAGCACTACTTAGTTCAAGAGGACGAGCTTCAACAGGTGCAAGTTTAACAGCAGGTCAATCAGGGGGAAGTAGGAGACTACTCGGATAAATATGGATAAAACTTTCGCAACTAAACCTGCATCACCAAAGGCGAATAAAATCGCTTCAGAGTTGCGGTCAATACAACAAAAGCGTATACAACATGACGCTTTTGTTCAGGAGTCTACCCACTTCGTATTGCCACGTAAATCTGATATGCGTGAAATTCAGTCTATTGGTTCTTTTAATGGTGGTGAACTAAAATCATATGCTAATCTATTTACTCGTGCAGCACGCTCGAGCAATCAGAAGATGGCTAGTGGTATCTTTAGTTACATGACTCCTAAGAATCAAAAGTGGTTCAAGATTACTACCGGTGATAGAGAACTTGATGAGAACGATGAAGTATATAAGTATTTTGATAGCGTACGTGACACTATGCTTGATTTACTAGCCCGTTCTAACTTCACTGAAATATCACATGAGACGTATTTAAACTTTGGTTCTATCGGTACTGTTTGTAGCCAAGTAGAGTGGGATAAGGATGAAGATGGCTTAATGCTGACTGATTACCCGTATAACACCTTTTGGTTCACTGAGGACAACAAGGGGCGTCCTAATCGTATCTTCCGTGAGTTTGTATGGACTGCTGAACAAGCGGTTGATGAATGGAGCGAAGAAGAGCTTAAAGATTGTGCTTCTGTAATGAAAGCGTACTACTCTAAAGATGAAGATGCACGTAGAGAACAGTTCAAATTCATTCACCTGGTGGAACCTAATAAGCATCGCAAACACGATAAGATTGATAAATCTAACAAGAAATATAAGTCTACCTTTATCTGTGATAATGATAAGCAGATAATTAGAGAAGGTGGATTCGATACACTGCCATATAAGATTGCGCGTTTCCTCAAGTATAATACTGAAGGTCAGGTAATGGGCTATAGTCCTGCAATGGATTGTATGCCCATTATCAAGACTCTTGAGAACTTGAAGAAGAAGTTTATCTTTGCAGTAGAGAAGAATCTTAATCCGGCAATGAGTCGAGGTGTGTCAATTGGTCAAGTACCAAATAAGGTACGTAGTTCTCCAAATGCCATCAATAACTTTGATAGCCGTAACCCTGAAAGTAAGCCTACTCCAATCCTTCAGCAGATTGATTTATCGTATAGCTTAGCTGAACTTGAAGAAGAGGTAAAACAAATAGAAGATGCTTTCTTCATCCCATCGTTTCAAACGATTACAAACATAGACAAATCAAATGTTACAGCTACTGAGATATTGGCCCGTGAACGTGAGGCTCTTGCTGCTATCAGTCCTGCTATCAGCCGGATTGAAGATGAATGGCTCGAACCTATTCTTGAGGATATATTTAAAATTGCAAATAAAAGAGGGTTGTTGCCGGAGCCACCACAAGAACTTGAAGGGGGCGTAATTCGCCTAGAGTTTACAGGTATTCTATCATCTGCACCTAAATTGACTGAAAGTGTTTCTGTTATGAACTACTTCCAGGAGCTTGGTGTTATGCTCGAGTTCATGCCTGAGAACAAACGTATTGAAACTATGAGTTCTTTAGATTTCTATGAGATCAATAAGACTCTGCAAGAGAACCGTAATCTACCTGCACGCTTCAGATTCTCTCGTGAGGAAATGGAAGAAGAAGCAGCTAAGATTCAACAGCAGCAACAACAGGCTCAAGAGCAGGAAATGTTAGCTAACGTAGCCAAACAACAGAACCTAAATCAAGCACCGGAGGAAGGAAGTCCGATGGAAGGAGTGATGGGATGAATAGTAAAGACATAGAGGATATGTTTTTGGTAGTAGTAGCAATGGCAGCCATTAAATTAACATGGAAAGCAATGAAAGGAGCTTATAGATTTTGTTTAAACTTATAAAGAAGGTTTTTAACAGAAAGGAACGCAACGCCATTGAGCGTATTCGTAAATATCAAACTGTTTACAATACGTCCGATGGTAAGTGGGTTCTCGAGGACATTCTTGCTTTGTGTAAGTATGGAGAAAGTGGGCTAGGTAAAGACACTGAACATACTTATTTTAAATTAGGGATGCAAAATATTGGAATTGAACTAGCACAACTCTTAACGGCTGAAATATCTAAACTAGAAGAAGAAGCCAAAAAAGAAGAGGACACGACAGATGAGTAAGATGTATAAAGTAGAAGAAGGTATTGTACTTCGTAACGATGAAGCAATTGCGACATATGAGAATGGTGAATTAGACTTCTTTAATGGGATGGCTAAATATCGTATACCTGTTGTTAAATGGCTTAATAAGGCCGTTAAAGCACCAAATAATGAGAAAAAACCACAAAAAGAGGATGTGAACGGGACTGTAGAGCCTGTTTTAGAGAAAATATGGATAGAATGTTTATCAGATATTATCGGTACGAAGATTCCTTATCCACATCGCAATAATGGTTGGCGTGGTACTCGATACCGTGACTTGCTTGTTAAGAACTATAATAAGATTCTTAAATCCGATGCTTTAAGTGATAGCGAAAAACGTAACATATTGAATCAATTCATCTAAGAAATAAGAATCGGAGCCCTCGTGGTTTCCAACAGAGGATATTTAAATGGCTTTTAAAACAGAAGTAGAACTAGATGCAGAAGTAGCAAGCCTACTAGCAGATAACTCTTCAGGTGATATAACAGAAGCAGTACTGAGGACTTTTGTTACTAACTTGAAAGATTCGGTAACTAATATGGGTACGCATAATATAACAGCTACTACAGTATCTAAAACGCTTGCCATAGACACTGATGCTTATACTATGGCTGACCCCACAGGAGGAGATATAGATTTAACTCTTCCTGATGCTACAACAAATACGGGTAAGATATTTGTACTTAAAAGAGTTGCGACCGTTGGAAATGCAGTGTGCATTCTAACTACAGGTTCAGATACTATTGATGGAGCTTCTACATTTCCTCTTGAAGATACGAATGATGCTCTTGTGTTGTTATCTGATGGTGGAACTGATTGGCATATCATTGGTGAATCTACCAAGCGTGACCATTACGACTCAATTGTGATCGTAAAAGAGTCGGCTGATTTTGGTGTTATTGACTCAACTAAATCATACTACATTGATGGTATAATTGATATGACAGGTGTTTCAATTGAGATTCCCACAGGTGGTATTAGTGTTGTCGGTACTACATTTGGTACGTCACAGTTAGTTTGCTCGGATGCTTCTTATGATATGTTTACATCACCTGTGGGTGGTTCGGGTAACATATTCATGCGTGATTTAGGTATTCAAGTTGATGGAACCACTTCACAAGTTTGGAATATTGTTTCTAATGATGGTTCTGATGCGTTTGAGTTTAATAGAGTTAGTTATAACAGTTGTACAAAGATTGGTATTATTAATGGCTATAGTCAAGGAGTAGAGCTTGATACAGGCCGATTTGGTGGTACTCCGACAATGGAACTTGCGGGCACATGGGCAGGTGGCTTTAGAATAACAACATCTCGTGTTCGTGGTTTAGATGCAGGAATGACAGATGCTCTATTCAAGGCAGGTGCGGGTTTTACCATGGCATCACGATTCTTAACAGACATCAATTGTGACTTACCTGCTTTAGCTCCGTTCGCTGACTTTGCTCCTTCTAACTTTGTTAACCCAAGTACGTTCCAATTACACGGTATACTTCTTAGTAGAAACGGCGTTATAGATCCAATGGACACTAACCTTATTCCAAATACTTCAGCTTCAGATATTTCTTCGTCATTCATCAATAATGAAGGTGTTCCGAATACATTTGTTGGAGGTCGAGATAGTATAACTACTTCAGCTAATACACCATTGACAGTTAGTACATGGACTCCTGTTTTAGGAACATTTACTGCCTCTGATTTACAGCACTTTGATTCACCTTCTAATGGTCAATTAAGACATCTTGGCTCAACTCCAAGAGACTTTAGAGTTTCATCTAGTGGTGTTATTGCTGGCACAGCAGGGGATGAAATATCAATTAAGTTTGTTGTTTGGGATGATTCAGCCTCAACATTTTCTGATGTACCTAATTCGGAGCAAACCAGGTTTATTCAAAACGATCACGGTAGTGCAGATGCAGCATACTTCACAATTATATGTCATGCTATATTAGATCAAAATGACTATATGAGAATGGAAATAAAGAATAGCACCAGTAATGATGATGCTGAGGTAGAAGCGTCTAGTTTTTTCCTGGTAGAAGCTCGATAGATTAATTGGACAAATAACATAACCTAAACTAACATATAAAACGGGGCTACACGATGTAGCCCCACTCTTAACCACCCGCAGGAGGGGACATGGATTTATTGAACACAGAGACACCGACAGAAGCACCACAAGCGACATCTGAACCCGTAGCAGTTGAGACTAACTCAGCTCCGCAAGAGTCCTCAAATTGGCTAGACACAATTCCCGAGTCATACAGGCAAGAAGGAAGTGTTAATCGTCATGGAAGTATGGATGAATTATTGAGTTCCTATACTCATGCTCAGTCAATGCTTGGTCGTAAAAATGGTATTCCCGACTTTGAGAATGATTCACCGGAAGTAATCGGTAAGTTTAGAGAGCAATTAGGAGTTCCAAATGATACTGATGGATATCAACTTGATACACCTGAAGGATTTGAACCTAATGATGAGTTTGGAGTGTTTAAGCAAGTTGCACTAGATGGTAATGTACCAAATAAAACAGCTAATGAGTTATTTCAGATGCACCAAGAGGGAATCAATGGAGCTGTACAACAGGTTAATGATGCAAGAGAGGCAGAGATAACAACGGCATTTGAGGAGTTTCAACGTGACCCTAATTTTTCTGATATGTCTAATAATACTAAGAATATTATGAATCAAATTGACCCTAGTGGAGAGTTCTTAAATGAGCAGGTTCTTGCAAACCTTGGAACACAAGCACCTATGGTTGTGCGATTCCTTGATAAGGCAGCTAAGATGATTGGAGATGATTCAGTTCCTAAAGCTATGTCAACTACCTCTCATGGTAGTTATGAAGAGGCTTATAATTCTATTAGAAACAACCCAAATATCAGTGATGACACTAAGAATCAGCAAATAGCTGACCTTACGGCACGATATAAGTAATATATTTATGTAAGTAGGCTTGTAATTTGCGTTATGAGCCTATTTATTTCTATATAAGGTGTGTATTTATTACACACAGTGTTACCTCGCAAGAGAACACAAATGCAGTAAATAGGTTTTTAT